AAACAATCTGAAACACTATCTACAATAGCCAATGATATCCAAACTTTTAACCCTTGACTTTTAGCATAGTCAACTACTTGCCAAGTAGCCTTAGGCAAAACTTTAATATTAGTAGGATCATCATTGATAGCGCCGGTCTTAGCATTTACCGGGGCTTGTAATTGAATAACTACTCCGTTAAATCCAATAGATTTAATTTGGTCTATTAGTGGAGTAACTGCTTCATATGAAGTTGTATGGGCACCTGCTTTATTTACAGAACTAGTTGGTGTATCATATCGGTAATCTAATCTAGCAAATCTAAAATTGTTTACTGTAATTGGTTGTATGAAACCGTTTTGGTTAACAATTACACTAGAACTAGAAGTTGGATTGGGTAGTGCGCTAGAATTTGTTGCACCTCCCCCGGCACCGCATGCCGTAAGAACAAGGCTAAGTACAGTTGTACATATAACGCTACGGAACATAAGAAACTCCATGAGTTGACAATAATGTAGCTATTGTACTACACTATCCATTTAATGTCAACCGAGTTTATTCTAGTAACAAATTTTTGGGTACATCATTATACCAATCTTTGACTTCATCATTACTAATTAATTTTAATTCGTCATTGGTATATTTTTGACCTAAATTATTTTCTTCTACCCAAAGGTTATATGTTTCTACACATTGGTCAAAGTTCTTTATAATTTTTCTTTTCTCTGCTAATGTTTGTAATTTAATTGGTACACCAGTGGGAAGTGTACCTGCTTTAACTAATTCTTGTATTCCCTTAAAGGCACTAACATATTTTTTACTATGTTTATTTAAATAATTTTTGTTTGGTAATGATAAGCTATTAGATAATTTATTAACTACTAATAAATTTTTTGCCGTAACAGTTCTATCTCCCGGATTGTAGGCAATAGATTCTAAATCTTCTGTATTGCTTAAATCACCTGCTAGTTTATGGCATTTATTCCAATCATTCCATTCAATTTTAAAAATATCGTTCCAAGTTTTCTTTTCTTTATTTGGAAATATATCTAAATTTAATATGTAATTTTCAATATTTTTTAAATCTTTTTCATAATTAAAATAACTATTGACTTCAAAATGATTGTCTACCCATTTTAAATAGTCTTTATATCTAGATAGGTAATTCCACAATACAGCTTGGTCTACTGTAATACCATTTTTGTATATATCATAAAATGCATTTAGTTTTTCTACATGTTGATAAACATTTAGTGTTTTACTATGCCCGGCAATTGCCCAACTAATTCCATGCTCAAATAAATTTTCTCGTCTAGCTGAAATAATAAAAAAATTCTTATTAAGATAATTATAAAAATTTAATTGGTCTGCTACTAAATCTTGTCTATTTACTAAATGGTATAATGCTAATCTAGATGTTTTATAATGGTCAGCACTTTCTAGTAAATCAATTATTTCATTTAGTGATTGATGATACCCCCATTTGTTACGGCCAATATTAGGAGATTTATTTAATATTTCTTTACCGTATGTACTGTTATAGCAGAATGTTAGTCCATTGGTAAGTTCATGCAAATTGATAACTGGTTTATCATATTCATGACCTGCCATGTATATAGTGATTAAACGTTGTAATAAAGTGCTGCCTACTCGGTCAGGAGTTAAAATAAGAACATTCATATATTTATTTAGCGCATATGGATAGAGGATCAAAAGATCCTCTATTGTTACATAATTAAGAATTACTTCTTATTAGTAGTACCAGCATTAACAAATGCGTACATTTTTTCTGCTGTTTCTAGAACTTTGTCAAGTCCTGGAAACTGCGGCATTTCAACTTTGCTAACGATTTGACCAGTCTTCTCGTCACGAGTAGCAGTCATTTCCCATCCTTGGAATTTAGCATGGAAATCATCTTGTACTAGGCTTTTGGCCATGCCCAAGATATCTGTACGGATTTCATAACCGTTTTTGTTGAATTTAACTTCAGGCAATTTTGGTGCCCAATCATTTGAGTTTGACATAATTATCTCCTTTTAAAATAGTGTGTATGTCTGTTTGGCTTCTTGACTCAGCTTAGGCCGTTGCTGTTTTTTCTTTTGGAAAGAAAATCTTTGTATACGAATCTACACTATGTGCAGTAATATCAATTGTATTCTTTACTAACATTTTTGCAAATACTGATTGGGCATCTATAAATGCATGGCATGCCTTGTTTAATACTGCATCCTTGTAGACTTGATTGGTAGTCATCTTTTTAGATGTCTGTAATAAGTCAATATAAAAATCTGGTGTAAACATCGTAGTTTCCTTAAATAGAAGATGTGGGGGATAAAAATATGGCGAAAACATAATAGTTTCCTTATTTGTTATTTAGGTAGATTCATCATGTCTTTGGCAAGGTCATAGCGACCCATTTGAGCAAAATGTGCCGCCGCTCTAACTTTACCCATATGGTACAAAAAGTTATAAAAATTATCAAATATTTTTTTCATGCTATCCATCCTTGACGTTGAATAGTTCTTTCGTATTGGCGAGTAAGCATATCAATATCTGCCGCGCTTTGTGGGTGTTTTGAAGCAATATATGCTTCTAGTGCTGAGCCATATGATTGTGGCTTGTGAAAAGATTCAGCTAGGCTTTTGACCCAACCTAATAATGGTCGTATAAACATGTTTTCTCCTGTGTAAGTGTGTTTATGTCAATTTTTACAGAATTGTAACTGCTGTACTTTTATTTAGTCTTTGTATGATTACTTAATATTAATATACTTTGATTTCACCAAGTTGTCAACAAAATTGGTCGCCGTTAGTATGTCATAGTGATGCCCGTCTCTAGCCAAATCAAGAACCTTATAATCAACATGCAATACATTTAGTTTTTTAAATTCATCCCAAAAATAATCGTTGTACATGGGATCCATACAGTATGGTATAAAACTATTAACTAACACGACATTATATTTTTTACATATATCTGCACTTTTTTTAATAGATTCCAAAGTACGTATTATATCATCAATAGAATGAACGTCAACATTATACCAAATTCTTCTACTGTAGTCATTTGAATTTTTATCTGTTATTGGACTTTCTCTGCGGTTTACATAACTCCATTGGGCAATTATTGTTTTTGGTTTTATCACATTTGCTATTTGTAAAATTTTTCGTGATATCCAATCATTACTGGCACCATCCATGGACATATTAATAGTACGTTGATTTAATTTTTGTTGCAAAATTTGCGGCCAAATATGTTTAAACGGTTGTCCTATACCACTAGTAAAACTGTCACCCACACACCATATGCATTCATTTAAATTTTCAGGCCATTCTGCATCTCGGTATCCTCTAGAATTATATTTGTAGCTAATATCATATGGATAATTGTTAAAATGATTTTTGTCTAATGCATGTTTAAAGGTATCATGTCCAGTAGTGTCTAATGTTAGGCCACTAAGTTGGGGTATTATAAAATCGGAAAGTAATATAGACATGATAAAAAATATAGGGAACTTTCATTCCCTATATACTTATGCCGTTCCATAAGTCTCTTTATATTTTACTAAAGCCTTTGCCCTAGCTAAAGCTAATCTCACTGTAACATAATCACTTAATTCTTCATCTGGTTCAGGTTGAAGATTACTTGACTTGTCTACATCCTTACGGCGATATCCAGTTATTATTCCGTCATCGTCAAGGTCTATATCATCGTCATTGTCATTTAAAACAAATAACGAAAATTTAGTTGGATTACTTCTTAGTAGCTTCGGCTGCTGGTTTAGCTTCTGTTTTAGCAGGAGCACTTTTAGTGGCATCTGCCTTTTTGTCTTCCTTTTTCTTAGCCAACTTCATCTCGTCCTTAGGTGCCTCTGCCTTAGCAGGTGCAGCCGGTGCTGTTACGGGTGCAGTTGGTGCTGGTGTTGCGGCTACTGGTGTTTTTGCAGATTGTGCAAATGCTGATACGGTTGCTAGAGTAGCGATTAGAGTAACGATTGATTTCATGATATTTCCTTTAAAAGTTAGTGTAGATTCATGTGTCTACATATATATAACGCCTTTGCCTACACTTTCGTTGACAAGTTCTTACCCGATTACTAAATACAGTATGCAATATATATCTTATCAAGGAATTTACGACGGCACAAACTTTGAGTATGCCGGTACACCAAACCAAATTGGAAAATCATTCAATCATGGGTATGCTGTATTACAAAATGTTTGGAGAATAGATGGTGTTATCTATTTGGGAGTTTACCAACCCAGGACAGTAGTCAGTGAAAAATTTATTCAAGGTAACCGATTTTTTCTTAATGCAATGAATCAGGAAATGCAAACTTGGTTACCAACTCAGCCGGCTAAATCTTATCCTAATTACTTTTGGTTTCCCAATGAACAAGAAAATACTCCTGTAACTACTAGTGGTGGACAATTGATTACTCCTGGTACGGTTGCAATCAATAACACTAGTATTATTTTTCTTCCTGAAATTCAGGATAGGGGAATGTATAGCACCATAAAATTACGATGCTATGGGATTTGCAGTAACTACGCTAGCTTTTCTAAACGAATGCGTAACGAAGGTATTTGGTATTAACCACCGCGACCAGTTCTGCGAACAACACTACTGCCACCAAAACCCTTAGTATTAACCTTAGGCATCTTACCTTCTAAGTGTTTGGCATTTGGAATATTGTTTTTCTTTTTAGCTTCATTAGCCATGTTGATAAATGGATTCTTGCTTTTCTTTTCTTCAGTCATTACTTCACCTTTATTGAATCTAAGTAGCTATGTATGTCCCCATACAATGTCATAACTACGGCAATCTTACTATCATACAACCTTATGTACATAGCTTTCTTTTTGCCGTCATCAGTATTTACCCCTATGTAATATGGGCATTTGATTTTTTTGCCACAGTCAAGTATAAACTTGTGCCAATTGTTTTGTGTGATTTCAATAGGTAAGTCAAAGAATTCTATCTCTGCATGACGAAATGCCATGTCACCTAGTTGAGATAATCTAAGGCTATCGCCTGACTTAGTAAGCCACCAATCTTTTATTACCTGTGGTGTAAATTCAGATGACGGTAATTGCGCTAGTACTGCTTTAGTGATAGTTTCTTTTAGATGTCTTCTATTCATCTGGGTACACAGTTGTACCATTATTCATAAACACAACTGTAAATTTATTAGTTTTAAACTGGTCGTTTAATTTTCTGCATAAATTTCTTGCATGTCCAGGATTACTAAAACTTGTTTTCTTGTATTTAGGTGTAGCTTCATTATCTAAGTAATGTTGGCTTTTCAAATTGATTGGTTGTCTGTCATAAAACACAGCCCAAATACCACTGGCTTCTACAATTTGGTCGCATTTATATGTTTTCTTGTCTACCATTTCAACAAGTACTTTGGGTTGAGTTCTGCTCATTTGAAAGAACCTCCCGTAACTTGTACTTGAATTACTTCTTCAGGTTTGTTTTGTAATTCTTCAGCTTTATCTATAAGTAACTTTGCTAGTTCGTCACGTAAACCCCTAGCCTCAGATAAAGGAATGACCACGTCTTTTCCTTGTCTGCTATCAACACTAGCTACTCTATCGATAAATCTTTTAATATTAATCATTGTGTGTATTTATCATACTTAATGCTTCGGCCTCTGTTTTATAAGGACCTGAATATGGGTATCTTTGTACAAAAATATACTTAGGACAAAAAGTAACTTCAGGCTCAGCACTTTGTTTCAATACAAACCATCCTGCGGCATGATAGCATTTGCTCTTTTGTGTTTTGGTAAACAAATGAATTTTTCGTTTAATATCAACAATTGAATTGAATACACGTTTTGTAGTGGGATATTCACTAAGAGGTAATTCTTGTTTTACCTTAGGTGCCCCGGGGTGTTGAAATTCAATTTTAGTTTGTTTTTGAATAGCTGATGTGTTTTTATAAAATTGTTTGTTACCATTCAATTTAACCTCAAAGCCACTACCCTCAGCAAGAACGTTGCCTACTTTTTCTGTACCGTTAGTAACGATCCAAAATTGATTTTTAACTACTGGTTTAGCAATTAGTACCTGTGTCATTTTTTATACCTTTTCTTATGTTAGCAGTTATTTCTATGGATTTCAAGTGTAAAGGGTAAATTACCAACTATTGGTTTCATAGTTCCAATGTCGGGTATCGTATATATGCATGTCAAAACGATAGGTAAAAAATCCTAGATTGATTCTTAATCCTGCATGGTCATGACCTCGAAATGAAAATCTAAAGCCTAAACCAAAAATGCATTCAGGATCTTTATAAAATTGTAATTCCCATGCTTTGTTTTTAGTTATATTTCCATGCTTCAGCCAAATATTCCTAAAATCATTACTGGGATAAGGATTTTCTAACGCAATATCAATATTAATCATAACTGAAATTTCTTTAAGTAATCATTTGCCATACTGTAATCTGTAACTGATTCATCAATTAGTGTAAGTACTAATAGATTTTTCAGTTGTTCGGCTACTTTAACTTCTTTGTCAGTAAGACTATTTAGCCAATCGTCCATATCATCTGATGATTCAATACTCCACATCATATCAAGCATCTGTACCTGTTCTGCGGTAAGACCATTGATTTGGATATCTTTCATTTTTGTTCCTCTTTGGTTAATTCACATACCAATTGAAAATGGTCGTAGGCTTTCTTTACTGATGGGTTAGTCATGAGTTTTTCAGCTTCATCTATCATGGCTTTAATACCAGCCTCTGAGTAGTCACGAATGCTACCATAATTTAAACTAAAAAATTCATCACCAAAGGCATCTTTCATTTCTTGCCACGCCTTGCGCTGTCTTTCAGTAATAGGTTGTTCTTTGGGCTTTGCTTCACTGGCCCTATGAATAGCACTACAAATTGCATCCTCAGCAACACGTGCTGCCGCAATCAAAGGAGCATAATCAATTTTAACATTATACCGTGTGCTTCGTCCACCTGGATAGCACATTACAAGATGTGCACCTTTGGGGAATGCATCCATTAATGTTTGGTCGTATTCATACACAGGTTTATACCTGCGACCAACCTTTTCATAAAAAATCTTTTTCATTCTGCAATTTTTTCCCAAACATAATCTGATTCTTTTATATATGCTACTGGTTGTAGCCAACCTTGATTAATACATTCCTTAATCAAACTTACATAATTGTCAGGACATCGTTGACTAACCTTAAAGGCAGCACGTGGTACTAATTTAATACCATCAGTCATTGTAAAGTCCGAGTCACTATGTTTGATTTCCCTAAAAGTTATACCAGAAGTATTAGTAATAAAAGTTGTCATACTGCATCATCCTTTTTATCGCTAGGAAATCTAGCACTTGTATATCGTATAACCAATACACTCAATGCAACAAGAATAGTTGACACCGCCACGCTAATCATTTCTTCAATCCTGATAGGAGCATGGCTCATAATATCTACCATGTGTCTGGTTAATGCTGTGATAGCAATATACAATAGAAATCTAACAGGCATGTGATTGGTCTTGAAATAGATACCAACCATAGCACCAATCTCTAGGTAAATGAACATCAACAATAAATCACCCACTGATGCGTGATGCTGATTGAATAGGTCGATAAACGTCAATCCAGCCGCCCATACAGTTGCGGCACCTATAGCAAATAATGCTAGTCGATGAAATATACCTACTAAAAAATCACCTATTTTGTCAATTGATTTTTCATTAATCATGCTTCAACACCATCTTTCAAAATAGACCAACCGGTGAAATTATTAAATTGTTTTTCAAGGTCTTGAATTTGTTTGCGAATTTCTTTTTGTTTCCAGTCACGCCATTCCATAGCCATCTGAACAGTTTTTTCACTGTTCCATACATCAGCACAGAAGCCTTCGATTGAACCATACTTGACAGCCTTAGCCATCCAATCACGGTCAACTACCATTGCCTTAGTCAAGTCCCAAGTCCAATGACCTTTATCAACTTCAACTCTAGCGCAAGGTTCATGTTTACGATTATAACTATTAGGTCCACCCAGGCAACTCAATACAGTAATATCTTTACCTTTAACATCAACTACTAAAAAATAAGGACAAAACATCTCTTGCCAATAATCACCAAGTTTTGGATTATCTAGGCTTTCATAGTTTGTAAGTTTTTGTTTTTCGTGGTCGTAACTCATTCTTCAACTCCAAAACGGTCTTGAATTCTTTGCTCAATCTCATAGCACCTGTCCAATGCAAAATCATCGGGTTCAGAAATGTTTCCTACATTATGTGCAATACCCATACATTCTTTGATAATCAACAGGGCGAACTTTTCTGCATGTTCTGTACCCATCCATTTACCACTAGTGTCAGTACCAGCTTGTTTCATGTATTCTTTAATTTTGTCGTTCATACTAAATTACCTTTATATGGATTGTTAAGCCATTTTGCATATGTGTCTGCATTATCAGAAATTTTATTTAAATCATACTTACCGCAAAATCTCATCAAGTGAATTCCAACTTGTGGGATAGTAGTTCTACGAACACCTTCACGGATGTTTGTATCTACTGATAGTTTAACATCTTCTGGCTGTGCTGTCAAGTCAATCAATACTCGGTTGCGTTCATAGTCATCACGTACCCGATGCTCAACACCATCATGGTCTACCCATCGTTGTAACATCATGTTGTTCCAATCAAAACCTTGCTTAGTACGGTCCTGATAAGCCTCAACTAATCCAGCTTTCTTTTGACTGCCCTTTTCACGCACACCTGGATAAGCACTGAATACATTATCCGTACCGTCTCCCCTCATGCACTTTTTGAACAGCAAATACTTTGGGTCTTCTAATAGTTTGGGTTCTTTAGTTTTCTTATCTTTGACAATTTTACCTTTGTCATCAAAATAACCCTCAAGTGTAATCAATTGATTAGCAACACCATTATATTGTTTTACATTTTCTGTGATTAACTGAACATAGTCAGTATCGCTACTGATAATAAAATGTTCGTCATTAGGATGCAAGTGAATGAAACGGGCAATCAAATCATCAGCCTCTGCCTTAGGATCACGCAATACACTTACATTTGTTTTCTCTTTAAGATAAGTTGTAAATGTTTCATATGTTTCCCAAAACATTTTATTTTCTTCTACTTCAGCCTCTGTCTGAGACATTGTATCTACTACACGATTCTTTTTGTAAGGAGCATAGTAGTCTTTGCGCCAACTGCGGCCTTCTAAGCAAAATACTACGTGGTCAATTCCAAACTTTTTAACAATTTGATTAGTGCTAGCCATTGTAAGATGAAGGGCCATACCAATCTTTTCCCACGTATCACTATTACGTGATGCAATGTGACGGGCACGGAAGAATGTGTTTGCGGTATCGATGAGTGCGTATTTCATATGTCTATTATATACTACTATTTAGATTATTTCAATTGTATTTGGGCAACAGTAAGTCTTGCAAAAACACTATCTCCGAAATTCCAACCTTCGGGCATACTTGTTTGCATGTCTAATTCATTGTCAAGCAATTCTGCTTCCTCGTTTGTAATCAACACAATAGCCAAATTATTTTTAATCATTTGTGCTATTTCGGTTACACTACGTTTTTCCATAGTCATAGTAACCGCTTGATTGTAAATTA